AACTGCTCGTAAAAATCTGCGCGAACTGGTAGACGCAGGCAAGAACGCACTGGACGGGGTAATTGCAGTAGCCCAAGAAGGCGACTCACCCCGTGCGTATGAAGTGGTTGCACAGATGATTAAAACCCTGTCTGAAACCAACCGTGACCTGCTAGACCTGCACGACAAGATGAAAGGAATTCGCAAGGCTGAAAACAACACCACCACAAACAACACCACAAACAATGCCATCTACGTGGGGTCAACCCGTGAACTTCAGGACATTATCAACAGTGCACGGTCTAGCACCAAAGCGTTTATTGACGCAAAGGTGGAAGACCATACTCCATAAATACGGGTATGGAGGTGCAGCGTGTCAACAGTATTGGCTTTATATTGGACAGCATTTGCTTTGTGGATAGCGTTCGGAACTTCAGCAGTTTACGAGTACCTGAAACTACTGCCGTTCTGTGAACGCTTTACCCATATCCAAGAGTACGGCGAGTTCAGAAAACACGACATTACTTTAAAGTATAGTGATTTTATGGGTATGAAGTACCCGTCGTTTTTTGTACGAATGGCATCGTGCCCGTACTGTATTGGTGTGTGGTACGCTTTCTTGGGGTGTTGGGCATTTGGTTGTTTTTCCCGCCTGCCTGCTGTTTACGGTGGTGCTTGCATTCTGTATTTGGTGTTTCGGTGGGCAGTCACGAGGTTGAGTAATGGCTGAATATACTTTTGAAAGCCCTGTGGAACTGCTAAAGCACCTGTACGCAGGAGAGGATACGCCCACAGGAATATGTGGCAGACCTAGTTTGCTGTTTGGTTGGTATACCCGAGCCAAACGATTTTACGACCAAACTCTGTGTAAATCTTGCCGACCCAAGTTTACAAACGAGCAAATGGAAACCATGTACGCAGATATTGTGAACTATCCTGAAAACGAACGGCAAAACGCTGCCTGTGCAGTTGGTGGCAGTTTCACTTTGAAACTTCGTGGGCAGGTATTAGGAAAGGTAGAGTTCCGTGAACAAGAGTGAAAAGTATTTGGGCAACTCCAACCTGAAAGCGGCTGGAGTCAATATCAACTTCTCTGAAAAGCAGATTGAAGAGTATGTAAAGTGCTCTCAAGACCCGCTGTATTTCATCAAGAATTATGTAAAGATTGTGTCATTGGACAAGGGCTTGGTTCCGTTTCATCCGTATGAGTTTCAGGAAGACATGATCCAAGCGGTGCATAAGAACCGTTTTGTGATTTGCAAAATGCCTCGACAGAGCGGCAAATCCACCACAATGGTGTCATTCTTGCTACACTATATCTTGTTTAATCAGAACATGAGTATAGCCATTCTAGCCAACAAACTGGCTACAGCCCGTGAACTGCTTGGTCGTCTCAAACTAGCATACGAATACCTTCCCATATGGTTGCAGCAGGGTGTGGTGGAGTGGAACAAGGGGTCTATTGTATTAGAAAACGGTTCCAAAGTGCTTGCAGCGGCTACTTCGTCGTCTGCGGTTCGTGGTGGTTCATTTAACTGTATAAGTGGAGATTCTGTCATTACCCTGCGAGATTCTACTACTGGAACTATTTTTGATATTAGTATTGAAAATCTGTTCGCAGACTCGTCTAAAAATAATAAATATGTTTATGCAAATGATAAACAACAAATACAAGAAGTGGTATTTTTTGATGATGGAGAATGCAAAGAACAGGAGTCTAGACGAGTCTTTCTTCACCGAAATCCACCACATAATTCCACAGTCTTTGGGTGGAACAAACGAACACTCCAACTTGGTGAAATTGACAGTCAAAGAACATCTACTGGCTCACAAACTCTTGACCAAATTTTTATCGGGAATAGAAAAATCCAAAATGGTTCATGCCCATTTTCGTATGGTGACTGGTCGTCAAGGGCAAATGGTTCACTTAACAGAGCAGCAAAAGAAAATGGTTATGATTCAGTATTCAGAGGCAAGAAGAATTATGAGAACAGGAACAAAACACACAGAAGAAACAAAACTGAAGATGTCAAAATCCAGCAAGGGAAGGAAACTATCAGAGAAGGCAAAGAGCCTTATATCTGCTGCAAATCGTGGTCGGTTTCTTGGAATAAAAAGAAGTCAAGAATTTTGTCAGAAAATATCTTCTGCACTAACAGGGAAACCAAAAACGAAAGACCATTCAGACAAGATAAACAAAAATCCAGACAAGATACGAAAAACAGCAGAGAAGCATCGTGGAATGAAACGAAGCGAGGAAGCAAAAAAGAAAATGAGCGATTCAGCAAAAGCACGAATAGCAAGACAGGGTGGTGCTTGGAATCGGGGAATGAAACTTATAGATGGGAAGTACTTACATCAAGAGGTTTCCGACCATTCAAAGGAATAATCAAAACATATTCACAAGACACTATTACTGTAAATCTGCCCGATAGAAAAATAGTCTGTACTCCAGACCACAAGATATGCGTTGATGGTTTTGGTTTTGTTGCTGCTGCTTCTTTATCTGCTGGGCATCTTGTGGTTTGTGAGAATTGCATTCTTCCTGTTGTTTCTGTTGAGAACAGTAGTAAAACAGATGTGTATGATTTATTGGATGTGCAAGAGACTCATGCGTTTTATGCAAATGGAATAGAAGTTCACAATTGCATAATGCTTGATGAATTTGCCTATGTTCCACAGAATGTGGCTGAAGAATTCTTCTCGTCCGTGTATCCCACAATTACAAGTGGTAAAGAAACCAAAGTGATTATTGTGTCTACTCCCAAAGGCTTAAACATGTTCTACCGCCTGTGGGTCAATGCCAACAAGCGACCCGGCGAAGAAGGCAAGAACGAGTACTACCCCATAGAGGTGCACTGGAGCGATGTGCCCGGTCGTGATGAGGAGTGGAAAAAGCAAACCATCTCCAACACAAGTGAAGAGCAGTTCAGGACGGAATTTGAAACAGAGTTCTTGGGTTCAGTTCACACCCTGATACATCCTGAAAAACTTAAATGCCTTGTGTACCGCACCCCTGAATATTTCAATAGTGAAGGCTTGCGTGTGTACGCCAAACCACAACCCGAGCACAAGTACGTGCTTGTGGTGGACACCTCTCGTGGCGTGGGGCAGGACTACCATGCGTTCACAGTAGTGGACGTTACACAGATACCGTATCGACTAGCCGCCACATTCCGCAACAACCAATTGGCTCCCATGTTGTACCCCAACGCCATTTACCCTGTGGCTAGGCAGTACAACAACGCGTATGTACTGGTGGAAATCAACGATATTGGACAACAGGTAGCAGACATTCTTCACGATGAAATGGAATACGACAACATCATCTATGTGCAGATGCAGGGACGCAAAGGACAAGTAGTGAACGGCGGCTTCGGCAAGGGAGGCTCGGCTATGAAAGGCGTAAAGACTTCCACAGCCGTGAAGCGTATAGGGTGTTCTATTCTGAAAAACCTGATTGAAGACACCAAATTGGTGGTTGAGGACTTTGGTGTGGTGGACGAGTTGTGTACTTTTGTGGCTCGTGGAGACTCGTTTGAAGCCGAAGACAACCACAACGACGATTTGGTGATGACGTTGGTGTTGTTCTCGTGGCTAACCACCCAAGCGTATTTTAAAGACATCACAGGCAGCGACATCCGAAAAGACCTGTACGAAGACCAAATGAAAAATTTGGAAGAGGAAATGACCCCTTTTGGCTTCGTGGACGACGGAAACGATCCAAACACATTCACAGACACTAACGGATTGACTTGGAATTGGGGCGACGAGCGGGGCTAATTCGGCAAAAATCCAAATAATACATAAGAGTAGAAGTAACGAACCCACACCCCGTGCTTCACAGACGAAGGAGACACACCAATGGGATTTAGAGTAAGCCCCGGCGTAAGCATCAAAGAAATCGACCTGACCACAATTGTTCCTGCGGTTGCCACCACTCCTGGCGGTTACGCGGGATACTTTTATTGGGGCCCGTGCAAAGAAATAGTCACGGTGTCCAGTGAACGCGAATTGGCAGAAGTGTTTGGAAAGCCTGACAGCACCAATTTCGTGGACTTTTTTACCCCTGCCAACTTCCTGCAATACGGCAATTCCATGCAGGTTGTGCGTGTGGTTGGTGCTGCTGCCACTAACTCGGCTGCTGCAATCAGTGGAGCAACTGGCGGTGTAGACATCAACAACGAAACCGAATTTGAATCGTCTGCTGCGGTTACTACTGCTGCTGCCAACGGCGTGGTGTTTGCAGGCAAGTATCCTGGTGCATTAGGCAACAGTCTAAAGGTTGTGGTGGTGGCTGGTTCTGGTATAACAGGTTATGGTGGAGCAACGCTTGCTGGAGCGGTTGCGTTTGGTGCAGACGGTTTGACTTTTAAAAACAAAGACGACACTACGCGTTACCACTTTAGTGTTGGAGACGAGGTTCGTTTTGCTGACGGAACCACAGTTTTGGTGTCTGGTATTGAAAGAAACGATCCAGGATTTCCCAATAATTTTTCCCCTGTAACACCAGTAAACGGTGAATTTTCTGGTGTGACTGCTGATAATGACGGATTCATCAAGATTAATTTCCAAAACCCCATAACAAAAGCACAAGCAGACGGCGCAACCTTTGAGGTAAAGAGTTACTACTCTAGACTTGTAAACACGGTTGCAACCACTACTAATTACGCTGGAATTCAAGGCGGCAACGGAGACTTGATCAGCGTTTTGGTTATGGATCGTGACAGCAAGTGGACAGGAACAGCAAACACCTTGCTTGAGAAGTTTGAGGCTGTGTCTCGTGCAAGTGACGCACGAAACAGTGACGGATCAGGCAATTACTACAAAAATGTGATTGCCGACCAGTCCAACTACATCTACGCACTACAAGCAGATCTTGCTGACAACACTGGTGGTTTGTCAACCAAGACTAATTGGACACCTCTAAATTCCATTAGTGGTGCTCGTTTGGTTGGTGAAGGAGTAATTTCTGTAGCCCTTGCTAACGGTGCAGACTCGGCTCCTAGCGACAGCGAACGATGGACGGACGGTTGGAGTTACTTTGCAGACGCAGACACAGTTGACGTGTCTCTGCTTCCTCTAGGCAATGCGTCTGCCACTCTAGCCAAACTCGTAATCAACAACGTTTGTGAGAAACGTTTAGACTGCATGGCATTTGCTTCTCCTGCATCTGGTGATGTGGTCAACAAACTGCCATATGAAGCATTGAATGCAATCAAGACTTTCCGAGACAGCACATTCAACGTAAACTCGTCTTACGCAGTTCTTGACAGCGGTTGGAAGTATCAACTAGACACCTACAACAACGTGATTCGCACCGTGCCTCTAAACGCAGACATTGCGGGTCTAGTAGCGCGCACAGAATTCACCGACGAAGCGTGGTTCTCGCCTGCGGGTTTCAATCGTGGGCAAGTCAAGAGTGTGGTTAGACTGGCATACAATCCGTCCAGTGAAGCACACAGAGACGAACTGTATACGCGTCAGGTAAACCCTGTGGTGTCGTTCCCCGGCGAAGGTGTAATTCTGTTTGGCGACAAAACCATGCAGACCAAGCCTTCTGCGTTTGACCGTATCAATGTTCGTCGCCTGTTTATCGTGCTTGAGAAAGCCATTGCAACGGCTAGCAAGTTCTTCCTGTTTGAGCAGAACGACGGGTTCACTCGTGCTCAGTTCAAGAACTTGGTTGTTCCGTTCCTCAAGACGGTTCAACAGCGTCGCGGCATCACCGACTTCAAGGTGGTGTGCGATGAAACCAACAACACAGGCGAAGTAATCGACCGCAACGAATTTGTAGCCGATATTTTCATTAAACCCACACGCAGCATCAACTTTATCCAACTAAACTTTGTTGCCACCAAGACTGGTGTAAATTTCAGCGAAGTTGGTGGATAATAGTATAAATATCAGGGCTAACCAAGGAGAAATAAATGCCAGTAGATCCAAGCAATAATATTTCAGGCTTTGTGAATGCCTTTGCAGGCGGTGGAGTTCGCACAAACCTGTTCGTGGTCAACGGCGTAATTCCAGGATATTCAAACAATCGTGCAATTTCTTTCCTGTGCAAAGCAGCACAGATTCCTGCGTCCTCGTTAGGAACCATAGAGGTTCCGTATCGTGGTCGTCGTATAAAATTGCCCGGTGATCGTTCATTCCAAGACTGGCAGTTAACTATTATTTCAGATGCTAATTTGGCTCTTCGCTCGGCATTTGAAAACTGGAGTGCCATATTTAATTCACACACCTCAAACGTTGCTCCTCGTAACTTCATGGAATTCATGCCTACGTGGTCGGTTACACAACTACACCGCGATGGCGAGGCTCTTCGTACCTACAGTTTTGTGGGCTGCTTCCCTGCTGAAGTGGGAACCATTGACCTGTCTTACGAAAACAATGACCAGATTGCAGAGTTCCCTGTTACACTAAACTACTCGTGGTGGGAGGCTGGCCCTGGTGCTGCTATTGCTGCTGTTGGAAGCGGCACAGGCATCAACCTGAACGGTTTGTTACAGAATCTGGGAATCAATATTGGTATTGGGTTCTGATACTTTTTGAAAAGGATTTTACATTATGGCTATCAACCTGTTCGGGTTTAGTATAGGCAAAAAGGGCGGAAAGAACGAGGCTTCTGCGGAGGAAATCCTCAAGAAGCCCGTTTCTTTTGTGCCCCCTGATTACGACGACGGAGCCACGCCTATTGAAGTGGGTGGATACTTTGGTGCGTATGTTGATTTTGATGGATCTGTAAAGTCTGATATAGAACTAATATACAAGTATCGTGAGATGGCATTGCATCCAGAAGTAGAAAGTGCCATTGCAGATATTTGTAACGAAAGCATAGTGTATAACGATACTTTGGATGCAGTTAAAATTGACGTGTCGTCTGTGAAACAATCCAAAACCATCAAAGATAAAATTGAAGACGAATTCCACGAGGTGATAAACCTTATGGATTTTACCCGTAGAGGATACGAAATTTTCAGAAAATGGTATGTGGACAGCCGAATATACTATCACGTAATAGTTGATGAAAAGAACAAGAAAAAAGGTATATTGGAATTGCGTCAAATTGATCCTGTCAAGATACGAAAAGTTCGTAAAATAAAAAAGAAACCTATCAGTTCCAAGACTAGTGCACAAGGAAACACGGTTCCCATGGGGGTAAACTTGATTTCTGAAGTGGAAGAGTTCTACATTTATAGCGAACAAGATCAAGCATCAGCGTCAATGACTTTGGACGGGCTGAAGATCAGTCCAGACTCTATTTGTTTTATTCACAGCGGACTATATGATTCTCGTCGCAAAAAGATATTAGGGTATCTACACAAAGCCATTAAATCACTAAACCAGTTACGGATGATTGAAGACGCAGTAATCATTTATCGTCTTGCTCGTGCTCCTGAACGTCGTATTTTTTATGTGGACGTGGGCAATCTGCCCAAACAAAAAGCAGAAGAGTATGTGCGTGGACTAATGCAGAGGTATCGCAACAAACTCATGTATGACCCCAATACAGGAGAAATGAATGACAGCCGCAAGCACCTGTCCATGCTTGAAGACTTTTGGATGCCTCGCCGTGAAGGCGGTCGGGGCACAGAAGTAAGCACTCTACAGGGCGGACAAAACTTGGGCGAAATGGAAGACGTGAAATATTTTCAAAAGAAATTGTTGCAGTCTTTAAACGTTCCCACTTCCAGACTGGAAGAAAACACAGGGTTCAACATTGGCAGAGCATCAGAAATTAGTCGTGATGAGGTAAAGTTCTTTAAGTTTGTTGAACGTTTACGCATGAAGTTTTCTGAAGTGTTTTTGACTCTTTTACGCACACAACTAGTGCTTAAAGGTATAATTCGTGAAGACGAGTGGTCAGATATAGAACCCAAAATTGCGTTTCGGTTCAACAAAGACTCCCACTTTAGCGAACTCAAAGACAGTGAGGTGCTTAAAGATCGTCTCCAAACTGCCCGTGATGCAGAAGACTTTGTGGGCAAGTACTACTCCCGCGATTTTGTGCGTCGGCATATTTTAAAGCAGACTGCTGAAGACATTGAAGAAATTGACAATGCCATCAAGACTGAAACCGCAGAGGGCAAAATTGTGGCTCCTGAAGGGCAAATGACCCCTGTAGAGGGTGTTGGTGCTGCCCCCGAAGGGGCAGTTCCACAAGGTGGAGCCCCCGCCGAACCCGAAATAACCATAGGGGAAATTGTGGGTGGTGATGAGGACGAGGACGAATTTGGAAATCCCAAAGAATAACCAGTATTTTCGAGAAATATAGGGAATACTAAATAAATAAGATCTGACAAGGAGAACCTATGGACAACAACAAGAGTATCGTAAAAGCCCTGCTAGAAAAGAACTATGTGGACGCTAAAGAAAGCGTTTTCAAGGCTTTGTACGCCAAGGCTTCGCTCCTGCTAGACGAAGAGCGTATTGGTATTGCTGCGTCTCTGTTCAGCGAAGACAAGAAGATGGGAATGTACAGAGACGACCCCAGCGAAGAACCCAAGAAGGAAAAGAAGAAGTCCAAGACCGAAAAGCCGTCCATGTACGAAGAGGCTGAAGAGGTTGCCGAAGACTAATGAAGTTAATCACCGAAACAACCCTGAATGATATTCAAGTCCTGACCGAAGACAAAAACGGTCAGAAGACTTATTACATCAAGGGCGTGTTCATGGAGTCCGATACCAAGAACCGTAACGGTCGCGTGTATCCCAATGCCATAATGGAAAAGGAAATTGGTCGCTACAACACTGATTATGTAAAGCAGAACCGTGCTATGGGTGAACTTGGGCATCCCGAAGGCCCAACCGTGAACCTAGAGCGGGTGTCCCACATTATCAAAAACCTGTCCGTGGACGGAAAACAAATATTGGGTGAAGCCAAGGTAATGGACACCCCATACGGCAAGATTGTAAAGAATCTGATTGACGAAGGAGCCAAACTAGGTGTTTCGTCACGAGGCATGGGAAGCCTGAAGGAACAGGATGGAGTCAATGTGGTTCAGGAAGACTTTATGTTGGCAGCAGTGGATGTGGTGGCTGATCCCTCCGCACCCAATGCGTTTGTGAACGGCATCATGGAAGGCAAGGAATGGATTTGGGATAACGGGGTTCTTAAACCAGTGGTTATTGAAAATTACAAGAAAGTAATTAAAAATACCCCATCCCGCAAACTAGAAGAACAGGCAATTTGCCTTTTCAAAGACTTCATCTCAAAACTCTGAAGCGTCTACATATTTCAAAGGAGAACTCCAGTCATGGCTAACGACAATATCGAAGATGTAATCAAGAAGGTAATTCTAGGCGAAGGTTTCCTCGCAGAAGACCCTGAAACCACCGAAGCCCATGAGGGTGACGAAGAGGTTGTTGAGGAGGAAGTTGTGGAAGAGGAGTTCCAAGACGACCTAGACGAAGCCAAAGACGAAGACGAAGACGAAGAGGACGAGTCTGAAGAAGACGAGGACGAAGACGAAGAGGAAGAGGAAGACAACAAGCCTGCTTTCTTAAAGAAGAAGTCCGTGAAGGAAGCCGCTTCTGATTTTTCTTCAGACAAGTTGTACAAGACCGCTAACGGCAAGACTGCCAAGATTGCTGAACCTACCGGCGACAACTCTGCCAAGAACATGGGCACAATCAAGGCTAAGAAGAGCGATGCCAACGGCAAGGTAGAGAAGCCCTCCATGAAAGAGGGTATTGAAACCTTGTTCGCTGGCAAGGAACTCAGCGAAGAGTTTATGAACGAGGCTGCAACCTTGTTTGAGGCTCAACTCGCTGCTCGTACCAACGAGATTGAAGGCGAACTTCAAGCCAAGTACGAGACTCTGCTGGAAGAGCACACTCTAGCCGTTACCGAAGAAATGGTTGAGCGTATTGACGAGTACCTTAACTATGTGGTGGAAGAGTGGATGCAGGAGAATCGTCTAGCCGTTACCAACGGGCTTCGCACCGAAATCACCGAAGGCTTTATTGAGAAACTTCGTGGTGCTTTCGCTGAATCGTATATTGAAATTCCCGAAGAGAAACTTGACCTGTTTGAGTCTACTGTTGAGGACTTTGAAAGCCTTAAGAGCGAACTAGACGAGCAGGTTTCCAAGAACATGGACATCAACGAAGAGTGCGAACAACTCCGTTGTGAACTCCTGTTCCGCGAAATGGCTGAAGGACTAACCGACACCGAAATCCAAAAACTCCGTGAACTCGCTGAAAGCGTGGAGTTTGAGTCGGTAGAGCAGTTTGCCGAGAAACTCTCTGTGCTCCGCGAGAACATTGAGAAGATCGGAACCGTAACCGAAACCGCCACCGAAGAGGAGTCTCTTGAAGAGTCCTACGAGGAAGGTTCCGAAGAGGCTTCTCCGCTCATGGAGGCGTACATCAAGTCCATGAGCAAAAGCAAGGATTAATTCACTTTTTACTTAACACATTCCAGTCTAATCCAGACTGTTTTCAAACAAAGGAGTCACTACAATGGAAGAAAACAAGATGCTAACCGAACAGGCTCTCCGCAAGTGGAAGCCCGTTCTAGATCACGCCGAAATGGCCCCGATTACCGATCCGCATCGTCGTGCGGTAACTGCTACTCTCCTAGAGAATCAGGAGAAGGCAATTCGTCAGCAGATGCTAGCCGAAACCCCAACCAACGTTATTGGTGGTGGTATTTCCAACAGCAGCGGCGAAGGCAACATCAAGGGCTACGACCCCATTCTTATTCAACTTGTTCGTCGTGCTATGCCTAACCTGATGGCATACGATGTTTGCGGCGTTCAAGCCATGTCGGCTCCGACCGGCTTGATCTTTGCAATGCGTAGCCGTTACAGCAACCAGACTGGAAGCGAAGCATTTTACAACGAACCAAACGCTTCTTTCTCAGGTGCTACTGCCAACACCGTTGCTCCTGGTATCACCACTTCTCAAGCAGGCGGTCCTGCTAAGGCTAATGGAACTGGATGGAACGGTCTAAGCAACATGGATCCTTTTGGTTACGGCGATTCCGCCACCAACCCACTGTCGGCTAGCGGTCTAACCACTGGTAGCGGTCTACGAACCTCTGTGGGTGAAGGGGTGACTCCCAACGAAATGGCATTTAGCATTGAGCGTGTGGCAGTTCAGGCTGCAACTCGTGCTCTAGCCGCTTCCTACAGCGTTGAACTCGCACAAGACCTCAAGGCTGTTCACGGTCTAGACGCTGAAAGCGAACTTGCCAACATTCTAAGCACAGAAATTCTGTCTGAAATCAACCGCGAAGTGGTTCGTAACGTGTATCGTTGTGCCAAACTCGGTGCACAGCAGAGCGATCTGTACTACAAGACTGTTGCAGGCGGTCTAACTACCGCAGGTGACAACACCAAGTACGGTGGTGTTTACGATCTTATTCAGGACTCTGACGGTCGTTGGAGTGCTGAGAAGTTCCGTGGACTCATGTTCCAGATTGAACGTGAGTGCAACCAAATTGCCAAGGATACCCGTCGTGGCAAGGGCAACTTCATCATCTGCTCTGCGGATGTTGCAAGTGCTCTAGCAATGGGCGGCTTCCTCAACATCAGCCCTGCACTAAACGTCAGCCTTGATGTTGATGATACTGGCAACACTTTTGCTGGTACACTCAACGGCAAGATCAAGGTTTACATTGATCCGTATCAGGACGTTAGCGGAACCACCAACACCAACTTTGTTTGCGTGGGATACAAGGGAACCAGCCCATACGACGCTGGTATCTTCTACTGCCCCTATGTCCCGCTACAGATGATGCGAGCAGTTGACACCTCCACCTTCCAGCCCAAGATTGCGTTCAAGACCCGCTACGGCATGGTTGCGAACCCCTTTGCTGAAGGCTCTGATGTTGGCTTTGGTGCTCTTAATGCTCGTAAGAACCTCTACTACCGCATCTTCCGCGTAGACAACCTACACGGCGTTGCATCGTAATAGATTGCAGTAACCTGAAGACTTGGGGGAGAGGCTCAAACCTCTCCCCCTTTTCTTTTGGTGTCTAAATACTTACACATGGCAAAAGGCGAACCATACGATTTTTCAAGCATCGGGGACGGCATACTAGATCGGTATCCCCAATACATGAATCCTCTGTTACCGACATATTATCGGTTCAGTATTGCACGTCTTCCCAAAGTTTCTTATTTTTGTCAAAGCGTTTCTCTGCCTACTGTAAACATGAGTGAGGTAATTATGCCCACTCCATTTGTTCCCATATCACGACCATCCAAACTGGATTTTGACGAACTAACCATTGGATTTGTGGTGGATGAAGGCATGGGAAATTGGTTGGAATTGTTTAGTTGGATGCGATCCACAACCAATGTAGAAAATTACGAAGAATACAAGCCTTCAAACACACACATTTCCACAGCCAATTTGATCATCTTGAATTCAACCAAAAACCCTAAACTGAATGTTACATTCAACGACATATATCCACGATCTTTAACCTCTATAGATTTCAACTCTGCTCTGGTTGATCCTGAGCCGTTCGTTGCTAACTGCACATTCAAGTATCGCAGTTACGATGTAGAGATATTATAATATTTGGAAAACGACAAGTTTTATCGCTTGACAACCATTGAATCGCGTGTATACTCCTGTGATGGAGACTTGTTTATGACTTTGGATGATATTAGACGCGAATTGGAAAAAGATACCCGTATTGACGACTCTGCTCTAGACACAGAGTCTCTACGCATTCCTCAACTACACAACAAGTACTTGAATTTTCTCATGGAAGAACGGTTGTGTCTAGCCCGTTACGAAAACGAAGTTGCGGTTATTACCCGCGACAAGTGGGAATACTACACAGGCAAAACAAGTGAAGAGCAATTGGCTGCTCGTGGGTGGGAACCTTTCAATCTTAAAATATTGAGAAACGATTTGGATATGTATCTGAATGCAGACACAGACATCGTGAAAGCAAAACAAAAAGTCTACTATCAAAAAGAAAAAATCAATCTGCTTGAAGAAATAGTCAAAGAGTTGAACAATCGCCATTGGAAAATTAGAAATGCCATTGAGTGGAGAAAATTTGTTAATGGTCAATGAGTGGGATTCTTTTCTAGAAGACGATCCTGAAAACGAAGATCGTGACGGGCTATACCTTTGCGATGTGTGGAACATGGCTTCACAACACAGCCAAGACCCCAACACACAAGTTGCCGCTGCTTTGGTGTCATGGGCAGGAGGAGTAGTACTTGCAGGGTGGAATGAAGTTCCTCCACAGTTACTCAAATCGGGATATCCAAAAAGTATACAAACTAAAAATTTTTGCACAGAACACGCTGAAAGACGAGTACTATTCAAGGCAAACCAAAATCGTCTTCCAACCAACAGGCTACAGATGTACGGCACTTGGATATCGTGTTCGGAGTGTGCTCGTGCAATCATTCAGTTTGAGATAAAAAGAGTTGTTACCTTTAGACGTTTGGTGGAAAAAACTCCACCAAAATGGAAAGATTCTGTTCGTGAGGGCTTGACCATGTTGCGTGATGCTGGTATACAAGTAGTTGGGTGGAATGGAACACTGAACACAAGCCGTAGCATACTTTTCAATGGGCAATTACTGACTCCGACAGACGTTTTATAATGGTAGACCTTGATGTGAGTATAGTTGATTCGGTTTGGCTTCGCGTTCGTTGCGAGCGTGGTGTTGCCAAAGAATTGGCTGACTATTTTACATTCAAGGTTCCTGGATACAAATTTATGCCTGCGTATCGCAACAAGACGTGGAACGGAGAAATACGCCTATACAATATTCACACTCAGCAAATTTATGCAGGGCTAGCACCATATATTGAAAAATTTGCTCAAGAACGCGGCTATTCCGTAAGCATGCCTAATGCAAATCAGGTTAAAACCACACCCGAGACCGTAAGAAAATTTATAGAGGATTTCTTACAGGTTTGCGTGGGCGGTAAAAAAGCAAACGCACACGAGCACCAAATTGGTGCTGTTCACCATGCCATAGAACAAGAACGGTGCTTGCTCCTGTCTCCCACAGGCAGTGGCAAGAGTCTGATTATTTACTCTTTGATCCGATACTGCTTGGACAAGATTCCCAAAGACAAAAAGATACTAATTCTTGTGCCAACTGTTTCTCTTGTGGAACAGATGTATTCTGATTTTATAGACTATTCCCACGACAACAACTGGCGGGTAAATCAAAACTGCCACAAAATATTAGCCGGTGCAAGCAAAACCACCGACAAGCGTGTAGTGATTTCCACGTGGCAAAGTGTGTTCAAGCAAACCGAAAAATACTTTCAGCAGTTTGGTGCAGTGGTAGGAGACGAAGCACACCTGTTCAAAGCCAAGTCGCTTACCTCTATTATGACCAAACTAAAGACCTGCCCGTTCCGTATAGGCACAACAGGCACACTGGACGGCACACACACCCATCGCCTTGTGTTGGAAGGGCTGTTTGGTCGTGCGTATGAAGTCACCAAGACCAAAGAACTCATGGAAAAGAAAATCTTGAGTGACCTGAAGATTGACTGCTTGGTGTTGAATTATCCTGTAGCCGACCGAGAACTAGTCAAACGAGCCAAATACCAAGACGAAATCAAGTGGATAATTTCTTCACCACGACGAAACACATTCATTGCAGATATGTGTGCCAAACTAAAAGGCAACACACTTGTATTATTTCAATTCGTTGAGGGACACGGCGCAGAACTACATAAGTTAGTGAGCGAGCGTGTAGGCTCTACTCGTAAAGTGTTTTTTGTGTACGGAGGCACAGAAGCGGGAGAGCGGGAAGAGATACGCAAGATTGTGGAGCAGGAGTCCGATGCCGTAATCGTAGCGTCCTATGGAACATTCAGCACAGGCATCTCCATACGCAGGCTCAACAACATTATTTTTGCTTCCCCCTCAAAGTCCCGAATACGAGTATTGCAGAGCATTGGCAGGCAGTTACGAGTCTCCGAACACAAATCCGTTGCTAGACTGTTTGATATCGGAGACAATCTTTCTTGGAAATCGTGGATAAACCACACAATGCGGCACATGGACGAGCGTTTGAAAATATACGAATCAGAAGGTTTCACCCACAAGGTTGTAAAGATAGACATAGGAGGCGAAGACACATGAAAGCCAAGAAGTCCAAACTCCGTGTGTTTAAACTGCGTAGCGGTGAAGAAATCATTGCTAAAGTGGTGGCTCGCCCTCGTGGCAAGTTCACGCTAGAACGCCCCATGAAGATGAACTACTCTGTGGTGGCTGACCCGTTCACAGGCATGAAGAAGAGCGTGTTATATTTTACAGATTGGTTGGGTGGTGCAATAGAACTAAAAATTGATATTCCACGAGAATTTATTCTTTTGGATCTTACTCCTGATCCTGATATGGAAAAACTGTACGATACTCAGTCCCACGCACAAGACCAATTTAAAGCAGCAGGACTAGAAAAACTTGAGCCTGATTTAGATTCCCAGTGTTTGCAACCCACAGAAGAAGAATTAAAACGGCTTGACGAGTTGTTAGAGTCTATGGGAATATCCAAAGGTAATGATTCACCAAATAAAAAGTTCCCAGAAGATGCCAACGCTCCGAATCCTCCAAAGCCCACCAAGCCGCCCGTGCCGTCTCCAGTGTTTCCTCCAGTGTTTCCTCCCTATCCAAAAGGTATACTGTTTAGTTTTTCTGTTCCTAATGATATTTTGAATGAATGGTTGGAAAGCGGTATAATAGATTATTTTAAAGATTGTTTTGAAGACTTCATGGACATTGAGATGATGGACACCATGATGAAACCCAAAAAGAAAAAACCACACACTCCAAAAAAGCACAAACCCTCCAAAGGCAAAGACGAGTGGAAACCACCAACTGGTGATCGTGCAAAAAGCAACGATTACGGAAACAAAATTGATGACTGGTCGCCATTTTTGAAAGACTATCTGTCTGGTGCAACAGGAGAAAACTTAGAAGATGGTGCTTGACATTTTTCCGTGACATGGTACTATTGGCAACGAAAGGACAGCATGGGTAAAAAGAACGACCACTACATAGACAATAAACGATTTTTTGATGAAATGAAGGCGTGGAAAAAAATATTAAAGGCAGCAGAAAAAGAAGGCAAGCCACATCCTCCTGTTACTTCGTACATCGGGGAGTGTTTCATGGCTATTGCTGACAGGCTGTCTCGCAAACCTAATTTCATAAACTACCCGTATCGGGAAGAAATGATATCGGATGGAATAGAAAATTGCTTGCTGTACGCTTACAACTTTAACCCACGCAAGTCCAAGAATCCGTTCTCGTATTTTACACAAATCATCTACTACGCATTTCTTCGTCGTATTTCCAAAGAGAAGAAGCAGGCGTATATTAAACTAAAGAAGATTGAAAATTCAGATGTAGACTCTACTCTAAAGAAATGGTTTCGTGAAAACTATTTGAGTGGAGAAGACAACAAGCCGTCTGTACTAACAGAAACAGACATTAAAAATTTTGAAAAGAAACCCGAATCTGCTGTGGAAGAAAAGCCCAAAAAGAAAGCAAAGACCAAGAGCAAGAAATGAAACTTCCAATTATTTGTGACACACATTGGGGAGCCCGTGGAGACTCCCCAGTATTCTTGGAATATTTTATGCGGTTTTTTGATCGTGTCTTTTTTCCTTGGATTGAAACTCATCAACCGTCACATATTTTACATTTGGGTGATTTTATGGATCGCCGCAAGTTTGTTAATTTTTCAACCCTGAATGTGGTGCGTGAGGGATTTGTTAAACGTTTAGAAAAAACTGGCGCAGAGTTTCATGTGATTCTTGGTAATCACGACATTTTTTATAAAAACACCAGTAACGTGAATTCGCTGCGTGAATTGTTTTCTGATAAATTTGTGATTCACGAAAAGCCTACTGTTCACGAATTTGACGGGCGACCACTGGCACTCTTGCCGTGGATCAACAAAGAAAACGAAACCGAAGCACTAGACTTTATTCGCACAGCACCTACAGACATTCTGTGTGGGCATCTAGAACTTCACGGCTTTAATGTGCTGAAGAATACACCTTTTGATGGTGGTATGAACTCTGATCTGTTCAAGCGGTATTCCGCAGTGTATACAGGACATTTCCATTGCCGTCACAGCCGCGATAACGTGCACTATTTGGGATGTCCGTATCAAATAACTATGAACGATTACGGAGACAAAAAGGGATTTCATGTACTGGACACGGACACTGGAGACTTGGAATTTATTCCCAATCCGTATACAATATTTACCCAACTCCGATACAACGACAAAGACGTTGATCCTGCTATTCCTATCGAAGTAGAAGAGTCTCGCGTAAAAGGCAAGTTTGTGCGTGTGGTTGTAGAAAATAAAACCAAACCGTATCTGTTTGAGCGGTTTGTGGATTCGCTGTACACACATCAACCACAAACTGTAACTGTTATTGAAGACCTGACTCCCGAAACTCTTGCAGAAGAAAATGTGGACTTGACAGAAGACACCATTACGATTATAAATCGTGAGATAGACGGTCTACAGAATGTGGACACTTCTCGTCTAAAGACTCTGCTGCGTGAATTGTATACTGAAACCCAAGTAATTGAAAATACCAAACAGCAATGATTCAGTTTACAAAAATTCGTTGGAAGAACCTGTTAAGCACAGGCAACACATTCACAGAGGTGCGTCTAGACAAGTCCAACACTACACTGGTGTGTGGAGAGAACGGTGCAGGCAAAACCACCCTGTTAGATGCTCTTACTTTTGTGTTGTACGGAAAGCCGTATCGTGGTGTGAATTTGCCCCAACTTGTAAATTCTATAAACGGCAAAGACTGTGTTGTGGAAATAGAATTCATCGTGAACGGCAACTCGTACAGAGTTACTCGTGGTTTGGCTCCCAAAGTGTTTGCTATGGAACTTAATGGCAAGCCTGTGGAACAAACTGCTAATGCTAAAGACTACCAAGCAATACTTGAAACCCAAGTCTTGAAAATGAACTACAAGACGTTCTGTCAGGTAGTCATCTTGGGCTCCACCAACTACGTGCCGTTCATGCGGTTGCCAGCGGCAGACCGTCGTGGAGTGGTGGAGAACCTGTTGGACATTGATGTATTTTCTAAAATGAATGAGGTTTTAAAGGCTCGTTTACAAGAAGCAAAGGAAAGCCTTCGCGGAATCGAATCCGATATAAGCACCTTAAAATTAAAGGTGGAACACAAAAAGGATTTGATTTTTAAAATTGAACAAAAGTCAGACTCTCAATTGCGTTCGTATCGTTGTCAAGAAGAAGAAGAGCAAACAATACTTGACTCTCTGCTAAAGAAAAGGGAAGAGTTACAAAACGATCTTTCTGATGTTGCGGCAAACACCTCTGCAATTGAAGCAAGGCGAGACTCGTTGAATCAGATGGTTTCTCTCCGAAAGCAGATGTGTGGCAATGTTAAAAAAACACAAGAAGAACGAGAGTTTTATAACCAAAACGAAGAGTGCCCTGTGTGTAAGCACGATCTTCCCCAGTCTTTTCGTGAAGACATGATTTCCAAGAAAACCGCACGCCAAGACGAACTACAGTCTGCTGTGGTAAAACTTGAAGACATGATTACCAAAGAAAAAACAAACTTGGAACAGTTGATTAAAGAGTCACAAGCAGCGGCAGCAAAAGAAACCGAAATGGTTAAAACCGATTCTGCTATTGCTGCGTCCAAGAAGTATTTAAAGCAGTTGCGGGACTTGCAAACCAAAACCATTGCGGAACGAGACAGCATTTCTGCTGAAAAGACTGCGTTGCAAAAGATACAAGAAGAACAGTCAACCAAAGAAACAGATCGTAAAACTGTAGTAGAAGACCTCCACACAATGGAGATTGCCACCGTGCTGCTGAAGGACAGCGGCATCAAGCGTAAAATAATCAAGAAGTACATTCCTGCACTCAACAAAATCATTAACAAGTACTTGGTGTCTATGGACTTTTTTGCACAGTTCACCCTGAACGAAGACTTTGCAGAAATCATCAAGAGCCGCCACCGTGACGAGTTCTCGTATGAAAACTTTAGTGAGGGCGAGAAGTTGCGAATAGATGTGTCGCTCCTGCTTGCGTGGCGTGACATTGCTAAAATGAAGAATTCAGCCAACACCAATCTGCTTATTTTGGACGAAGTATTTGATTCGTCACTAGACGGTGTAGGCACAGAAGAAGTCATAAAGATTCTCCAAAATATGGGTGCAGCAAATAATGTATTCGTAATTAGCCACAAATCTGACCAACTGCTTGACAAGTTTGCCAACATACTTACATTCAAGAAGGTGAACAACTTTAGTCGTCTATGCACACCATGACCAAGAAACTTTCCAAAGAACGAGTACAGCGAATCCTGAACGGTGGCAATGAGCCGCTGTTTACTCCTGAAGACTTTGCCAGTGATGAAGCCCGTGCCAAAGCGATAGATCGTGGCATGTACTTCTACAGGCAGTCTTTCTCCCCGTCTGATGCACGCAAGTGGATCAGTGAGTGGCTACAAGGCAAGCAGCGAGGCGATGACGCACGGTTGGTGTCTCGTGCGTCCAAAAGCAGTCTGCGATTGGTGTGCCCGTACTGCCGTATGGAGTCTCGTGGGTTCCAATGGAAACCTGAAGAGCAGCAGACAATTCAAAAATATGTGGAAGACTTGCTGACCGAGGCTCGTTCAGGTGCTCCCCAAACCGAAGAAGTTCCAAATATTCAAGACCGTGTTCGTGCCAAGGCAGACAACACCCTTTCCGAACTAGAACCCCTGCTTGACGAGGCGTTTGCAGGGGCAGGCAGCAAGCGGTATAAGCCCGCTATAGCCTCTTGGATTGATTCCAAGCCCATGACCCGCCCAACAGCACTCATTGTGCGTGACAGGCTATTGGTTGCACTAGACGAGATGTCTGCTGCGTACTACAAAACCGACCCTGACATTACTGAAGGGTATTCATATTTGAAAAGACCCGCACAGAAGCGGCTAATTGAAATATTTGAAGAAGCAGTTGCCACTACCAATCTAAAAATTGCTGGCATGGCAACCACCCGAAAGCCACGCAAGCCACGCAAAGTGAACCCTGAAAAAATGGTGAAGGGTTTAAAGTATTGCCAAAAGACGGAAAGCGGCTTGCAGTCCGTTGATCCTCGTGGTATTATTGGTGCTCAAGGACTGCTCGTCTTCAACACCAAGAACCACAAAGCCATCATGTTTGTTGCTGCTGAACCCAAAGTAGGGTTGAGTGTCAAGGGGTCTACCATTACAGGGTGGGACGAATCCAAGTCATACGAACGAACGGTGCGTAAGTGGCAAGACTGGTTAAAAAAGACCGCAGGGCTGGTCAAGGCTCTTGAAGACATGAAGACCACTGCACTGGTTCCCACAGGAAGGATTAACAAGCACTGCTGCTTGCTAAAGACACTATGATTCTCGTAGACAACAGCCAAGTGATTATGTCGTCCCTGTTTGCACAACGGGACTTGGACTACACCGACGAGTCGCTGATTCGTCACATGGTGCTGAACACCTACCGCATGTATCGCAAGCGGTTCGGCAAGGAATACGGCGAATTGGTGTTGTGTCAAGAAGGACGGGGTGGTGAGTACTCGTGGAGACGCAAGTTCTTTCCCCACTACAAGGCTGCTCGTAGAGAGTCTCGTAAAGACAATCCCGACATGTGGAAGCGGTTCTACAAAATCATGGACACCGTTCGTACAGAAGTGCGTGAGGTGTTTCCGTATCGGAACATTTCGGTTGTGGGCTGTGAAGCCGATGATGTGATTGCTGTGCTGACACGAAACCTGCACGAGCAGGAGCCTATTATGATTCTGAGTGGAGACAAAGATTTTGGGCAACTGCAAGTCTACAAAGGAGTGCGGCAGTATTCGCCCATGCAGAAAAAGTTTATTGTGGTTGACAATCCCAAAGTTTTCTTGTTTGAACACATTGTGAAAGGCGATTCATCGGATGGTGTGCCTAATGTACTGTCTGAAGACGACTGCTTTGTGACTGACGGTAAGCGGCAAAAGCCCGTGACCCGTAAGCGTCTTGAGGAATTGGAACGGTCTTGGGCTGAAAGCGGCAAGGTTCCTGATGCTGTTGCAGCCAATTGGAACAGAAACGAAACACTTATTTCACACCTGTGTATTCCCGCAGAATACCAAGACCGCATTATGGAAGAGTGGGGTAAGCCCTTCACCCCGAATCGTTCAAAAATTTTGAACTACATGATAAGCAAGGGACTCAAGAATCTAATTTCAGAAACAGGAGACTTTTGATGGAGAACAGACCTAGTTGGGACGATTACGATAGAGAAGCCAAAAAGGCTCGTAAGAGTGCTGGAAACAAAAAGAAGCGTGGCAAACGACACCAAGACCGTCAGCAGTTGCGTGATTGGGTAAATGACATAAACTCTGGAAGAAAGGGACACTACGATGACTACGGCGACGAAAACTGAAAACATGAAGATCAGCAAAAGAACTATTGATATTCTAAAGAATTTTTCGACCATTAATCCTGGATTATTGGTTAATACAGGAAACACTATCAGCACCTTGTCCACTAGCAAGACTATTGTGGCAGAAGCAAAAACCGACGAAACTTTCTCTAAGCAATTTTCCATATACGATTTAAACAAGTTTTTGGGAACAGTGAGTCTGTTTAAAGACCCCGATTTTTCTTTTGAGGAAAATCATATTGCTATCAAGAACGGAAAGTCTGTGGTAAAGTACTACTACTGTGATGAGAAATTGGTGCACCACACCAACAAGCGTATCAACATGCCCAAGCCTGTTGTTGAGTTTGATCTATCTGCTAGAGATTTCTCTGAACTTCTAAAAGCAGCGTCTGTTTTACAGGTTCAACACTTGTGTGTGGAACCGTCTGCTGATAGAAAGAGTATTCAGATTGCTGTTCGTGACAAAGACGATGCCACTTCAAATCAGTATTCTTTGGAGGTTATAGACCACAACGGAACAGCAGATTTTGAGTTTATTTTGGATGTGGAAAATCTTAAGATTATGTCGGGCGACTATCGTGTGCAGATTTCAGAAAAGGGAATCAGCATGTTCTCCAACAAGAACGAGCCGCTTACCTATTGGATTGCTAACCACACCGAATCTAGTTACACTGCCTGAAAGGTTTTATGAAAACAAATGAGTCCGTGAAGGGTTTGTGGGTTGAGCGTTATCGTCCGCAAAGCGTGGACGAGTGTATCTTGCCTCAAGAGATGCAGGATGCGTTTACCCAAATGGTGCAGCGGGGAGAACCGCAGAACTTGCTTCTTTCAGGAGGAGCAGGCTGCGGCAAGACCTCTGTTGCAAAGGCACTGTGCAATGACATTGGTTGCGATTGGTTAATGGTGAACTGTTCGGAAGACGGCAACATTGACACGCTCCGCACCAAGATTCGTCAGTTTGCCTCCACTGTGTCCCTGACAGATGGAGCAAAGAAGGTGGTCATTCTTGACGAGTTTGACTATTCCAACGCACAGTCCACTCAACCTGCCCTTCGCGGATTCATTGAAGAGTTCGCGGCTAACTGCCGTTTCATCCTGACTTGTAATTTCAAGAACAGGGTGATTGAGCCGCTGCACTCACGGTGTACCTGTATTGATTTCCGAATCCCCAACAAGGAAAAGCCTAAACTTGCTGTGCGCTTCCTGAAGCGAGCAGAAGACATCCTGAAACGGGAAGGCATCCAATACGACCAAAAGGTGGTGGCACAACTCATAGGCAAGCACTTTCCTGACTTCCGCCGTACCCTGAATGAACTTCAGCGGTACTCCTCATGCGGCAAGATTGATGTGGGCATCCTGAACTCTATTGCGGATGTGCAGGTCAAGGAATTGATGCGGTGCATGAAGGGCAAGGATTTTGCGGGTGTTCGCAAGTGGGTGGTGGAGAATCTTGACAACGACTCAACTCGTCTGTTCAGAACGGTTTACGACTCTCTTTACGACACCCTTGAAAGCGGGTCTATTCCTCAAGCCATTCTTATCTTGGCAGACTACCAGTACAAAGCAGCGTTTGCATCGGACGCGGAAATCAACTTGGCTGCGTGTATGGTGCAACTAATGATGGAGTGCAAATTCAAGTGAGCCACCAACTGACTGATTATTTGAAAGCCATCAACGAAACCAAAGAGCCGTTGATGGATACACCAGAGTGGGGCAAGACTTCGTATCCCCAGTTCGTGGTTGGGCGGTGCTTGTCGTACTTTCCTGACACCTTGTTTGCTGTGAATGAGTTAAATATTCGTCCACAGATAGACCCCAAGATGCACTTTGACTTTCTTCGTGGAGCGGTGCGAAAGCGTAAGCGGTTCTCCAAGTGGTTAAAGCGGGAAACCGATGAGCGGGTGCAAGCACTCGTGGAGTACTACGGTTTCTCTCCCAAGAAGGCTCGTGAGGCTTTACTGGTTCTTACCCCTGAACAAATTTCCGAAATAGTGGCAGCGGTTTCTAAAGGTGGAAAGCCGTAAAGTAATAAATAGTTCCGTGTTCTGTATTTTTTAGAAAGTGAAATAGGCATGGAACAACCAAACGAACGTTATATTGACCTTGAACCCAAAGACCTGCTAGAAGTTACCATCGCAAAGCCTGATGACTTCCTTAAGGTTCGTGAAACCCTGACCCGTATCGGGGTGTCCTCTCGTAAAGAAAAAAAGTTGTGGCAGTCCTGCCATATTCTTCATAAGCGTGGCAAGTATTACATTGTCCACTTCAAGGAAATGTTTGCACTTGATGATCTGCCCACCTCTATTGACAGTGAAGACATTGGACGGCGTAACACCATCGCATGTCTGCTGGAAGAGTGGGGGCTGCTCAAGATTGTAAATAAAGAAAAAATTACCGACAAGGTTCCTCTAAACAAAATAAAGATTCTCCCCCACAAAGAAAAGGGAGAGTGGGAACTGTGTCCTAAATACCACATAGGACGAAGCAAACCCGGACACAAGCCTGAAGACTGAAAAGGAGATATTCGTAATGAGCCGACTCGTGATAAAGTTCCCGACGCGGAACCGCCCTGAAAAATTCAAGACCGTATTCACACGCTACATGACATTCCTGAGCGGACGGCATGATGTGCGTTTTGTTGTCAGTATGGATGCCGATGATCCAACCATGAACAACGATGCCATGCGTGAGTGGTTTGAGACTCGTAAGCGTAATGCAGACATCAAGTACTGCTACGGCAACTCTAAGACCAAGATCGAAGCCTGTAATGCAGACTTGGAAGGCGAGAACGGAGATGTGCTCCTGCTTGCATCTGATGACATGAATCCTGTGGTTATGAGTTACGACGAAATCATATTTGCGGGATTCAAGCAATGCTTTCCTGATTTTTATGGAGCCATCAAGTTTTGGGATGGGCTGCGAGAAAAACAAGATATGCTTATGACTCTGACGGTCATGGGATTTCCTCTGTACAACAAATTTGGTTATATCTACAACCCTGAATATAAGTCCGTCTATTGTGACAACGAGCAGTCACAAGTGTGTGCAGCACTAGGAAAACTTGCACGATCTGATATGTGTATCATCAGGCACGAGTGGACGCATGAGCCATTTGATACTCTACACGCCCGTAATGAAAATCGTGAAATGTATGGAGTAGACAGCAAAACTTTTGAGGCTCGTAAAGCCAAAAACTTTGACATGGAGACTATGTTCGCATGACTACCACAGCACCACAAAAGATAGATCATTTTTTCAACGATCCTATGTTTGAACAAGGGATGTTTACTTATCCAAACCTATATGCCAGTATGGTTAGAGAATTTGGAGATGGTTCTCATTTTGTTGAGATAGGGTGTTGGAAAGGGCAGTCAGCATCATTCATGGGAGTGGAGATACACAACTCCGGTAAAAGGATACAGTTTGACTGCGTGGATCATTGGTCTGATGCAGAAGGATGCCCCGGCCCAGACTCGTGGGTTCAGAGTGGAAAATTGTTTGAAAAATTTATGTCAAATACAGAAAAAGTCAAGCACATCATAACTCCTGTCAGAATGATGTCTGTAGATGCCGCTAAAAATTATGAAGACGGTTCTCTTGACTTTGTGTTCATAGACGGAGATCACAGTAGAGAAGCATGCAGAGAGGATATTATTGCTTGGACACCAAAAGTAAAAGATGGAGGAATACTAGCAGGGCACGATTACGGATGGTGTCAGGGTGTGCGAGATGCTGTTCACGATGTTTTTGGAGAGGGAAATGGAAAGTTTACTGATCGCTATGGAGACGCTTATTCGTCTTATCAAGATCCGTGGGGCGAAGGCTGTTTCATAATGAAAATTTCTAGGAGTTAATTGTGCCAGTTCCATCAAATGAAATTGATCTTACTGTAATGATACTGTCTATACCTTCAAGAATAGAGAATGTCATTTCTCTAATGAAGAAACTTGAGGGGCAACTAGGAAACAGACGATCTGTAGAGATTTTAGTTCTTACAGATAATCGTTCCCAAAGCATATCAGAAAAGCGTAATGTGTTGCTAAAGGCTGCTCGTGGTCGATTTGTGTGTTTCTTGGACGACGACGATGGCGTGGCTAACAACTATATTGATCTGCTTCTTAAAACCATAAAAGAAAATCCAACAGTGGATTGTATTTCTTTTGAACAGTTCTGTTCTCTTGACGGAGAACCAATGAATGTATCATTTGGAATTGGCAATCCACACGGACAGTTATGGAGGAATGAAGAGAGTATGCTTGGAGACATCAAGCGTCCTCCGTATCATATGTGCTTGTTTCGTAGAGAAATTGCACAGAGCGAAGAGTTCCGTCCCATGTTTGCTGCAAACGGGCAATCGTATGGAGAAGACTTTGATTGGCTGATTCGTCTATATCCAAAGATTCAAACAGAGTACCACATCAATGAACCCCTGCACATGTATGTGTATAATTCCAAGACTACGACTTCGCTTGTTCCACAAGGAAATCAATGAGAATACTTCTTAATTATGCTAGCGGTGGAAAGTTTGCCCAATCACAACTTCTGAACAGTCAAAGCGGTTTGGCTGCTGGTTTTAATGTTGTGTACCAAATGAGTGATCGTGACATCGACAGGAGTTTTGCAGAGGAAAACCGAGACATACTTTCACAAAAAAGAGGAGCAGGATATTGGTTGTGGAAGCCGTACTTTCTAAACAAACTAATTTGGCAGATAGACGAAGATGATATTTTGTTTTACGCTGATTCGGGTTCTGTGTTTATTAGAAACATGGAACCAATATTTCAATCAATAGCAAACGACAAAAATGGAATAGCAGCATTTCGTATGTCTGGTGGGCATCTAGAAAAGTATTGGACAAAGCGTGATGTGTTCCGAACTATTGGAGCAGAGTCCGAAGAAATAACCAACACGCCACAGCGTATGGCAAGTTTTATTGTGTGTCGAGGAACAGCGTTTGCAAAATCATTAGTTAAAGAATATTTGACTCTATGCTGCAATCCTCATCTAGTCACAGATGAACCAAACATGGACGGATGGGTAGAACCCCATTTCAAGGACAACAGACACGATCAATCGGTGTGGAGTGTCTTGACAAAGAAGCATGGAGTTGCTACATTACCAGACCCAACCCAATGGGGACTGCATCACAGAGAAACCACAGAAACAGACATGTTCATAAATCATACTAGGAATTCACAATGAAAATTCAAAAGGTCATAGTATCAACGAATTCCAATCCGCTATACTTTGACTTTTGGAAATCTTTTTCTTATGTGTGGAAGGAAAAGATGGGAGTCGATCCTGTACTTGTTTATATTGATAAGAATCCCGATGCTGCTTATATTGAAGACAGGTGGGGTCGGGTAATTCGCGTAAAGGCTGTGGATGGTGTTCCTGAATATCTACAAACCCAATGGTCAAGATTTTTCTTTACTGGTATGTTTCCTGATGATATCTGCATGACCAGTGACATTGACATGTATCCTCTGAACAAAGAATATTTCATGGAGGACTTCTCTGTTGACGGTAATTGGCACTTGCATCTAAATGGAAATGGAGTGACAGGGAAATATGATGATTGGATTGCAGGAAATTGTAATCTGACAGTTTGCTATCACGCAAACTACGGAAAGCAGTTCTCAACTATATTTGATATGGAGAAAACTTGGGAGGACGAGATACGCAAACTCCACTCCTTGAATCTTGGGCGAGATCAATCACAATGGGCACAACATCTGAAGAATATGCCTAATTGGGGTGCAGAGGAAGACTATAGTACAGCCATTCTTCGAAAGAAGTCTTCCGATGGATCGGTCAAGATTTATTCCAAAGGATTGTTTGGACACCGTTTTGATCGCTCTTCTTGGGATCGTTGCAAGCATGCAATAGGATCACATTGGTTTGTTGATTGTCACTCTCTCCGTCCGTATACAGAAAACAGAAACGAAATACGACAAGTATTGACCAAGTACTTCGGAGAACTAGATGATTCCATCTGAAGAAATAATCACAGGGCAAAGCATAGCCGCTAGGTGTGACTATGTTTTTGCACAAATGCACGACACAGGCAAAGGTGGAGTTCCAATTTTTGCCAAGCAACCTCCAACTCTTAATGGTGGAGAACTTGTATTTTGCAAAACTGATTATGTTAGAGTATTTCAGAGTGTTTTAGAAAAGTATGTACCCAAAGACACTCGATTTAATCTTATAACGCACGATAGTGATTATCCTATTACAGACGAAATGTTCCGAGTAATTCAGGACAAATATCCTAATATAACTTGGTGGGGTATGAATTCTTGCAGCAAGTTTGTGAACCCTATTCCAATAGGCATAGCCAATTCGTATTGTCAGATAACAATGAAAGGAAAGGATTTTGAACGATCTGTTTCTCCGACAAAACTGCTGTATGTGAATCACAGAAACGAAACAAATCCTGATGTTCGAATACCTGCTTATAAACTATTCCTAGAAAAGTCTTGGGCAACTGTGCATACTCCTATGGAAAAAGGTGTAATTGACTCGTATAAAAAGACAATGTTGGATCACAAGTTTATCTTGTGTCCTCGTGGCAACGGGATAGACACACATCGTCTATGGGAGGCTCTATATTGTGGTGTCGTTCCCGTAGTAGTAAGACACCGAGCACACGACGGGCTTGAAGGCAATCTTCCAATACTTTTTGTAGACTCATATGAGGAAGTAAACGAAGAAATGCTTGATCGAACTCACTCCGAATTTGCCAATAAAACATGGAACATGGGTATGCTTATGGTTTCATGGTGGATGAACAGGATTAGAACAGCATGAAAACTTTTCCAAAAATCATTTATCAAACATGGGCAACCAAAACCTTGCCTGTCTCTATTCAGTCAAGTATAGAGAACATGATGACCATAAACAATAACTACGACTACCGTTTATTTGACGATCAAGAAATGCTACAATTCATTGAGGAAAATTACGACTCTTCAGTTGTAGATTGTTTTAAACAACTGAAAATAGGAGCGGCAAAAGCCGATCTGTGGAGATATCTGATACTATACAAAAACGGTGGGGTGTACCTTGATGTGGATTCCACAATATTTGGTAGGTTGGACGAGTTGATTGGAGATGATGGCTGTTCTATAATCAGCAGAGAAAATAATCCGGGCAAGTTTGTTCAATGGTGTCTTATGTTTGCTCCCGAGCATCCTATACTAAAAATCTGTATACAATCGTGTTTAGAAAATATAAGAAATAACTACAGCAAGAGTGTTCTTGAGATGACTGGCCCTGTTGTGTACTCAAACTCTATCAATAAGTTTTTCGGTGATATTGGTGTTTACTACAAGAGCGATCAACAAATAAATTCTATGAAAGCATCCACAGGAGTCAGGTTTCACTCTTATGATTACCAAGGATACGCAGAGTTTGCACATCCAAATAAAAATGAGTTGTATGTAAACAGACCACATTGGACAGTTGAACAGCGTTCCCATTTTTGAGGATTTGCCATGAAGATAAATGTAGATAAAATTTATATCTGTCATTATCATAAATTGACTGATCGCAAGAAAGCGATGATGGATCAGTTGGATGAGTTCGGAATGACAGAATATGTGTTTGTTGAAAATTTTGACAAAGATTCTTGGGATATCAAGTCAATCAATGAGCAGTATCCAAAGATAAATGCTCCGGAAACCCGAATGTCCCCCGCTGAAAAATCACTAGCACTCAAGCATTCGTGGATAGTTCAAGACACACAAGAAAAGGGATACTCGTCAGTACTTGTACTAGAAGATGATGCTGTATTATGCAAAAACTTTGTAGAACACTTCAACCGATACAAGCAACAACTTCCAGAAGATTGGGATATCGGTTGGGTAGGAAGTTGTTTTCACTTGAGAGAGCCGCACATTTCCGGCGTGAATGTATACAAAACAAATCGTGGATCTAGGTGCGGACACGCATATTGCTTGAGCAGGCAATTTGCAGTGAAGATGGCTAAAGAATTCAGAAACATCAATCTTCCGGCAGACACTTATTATAACTACATTGTGAAGAACTTTAGCGTTAACAACTATTGGTTTCAGCCACCACTTGCTTTGCAGAGTTTGGAATTCTGTTCGTCGTTGAATGAAAATCCAAACCACAAGTGGAATCCGCAGGAGATGGGATAATATTATGAATATATCATTTACCGATTTTTGGGGAGATGGATTTGATCCCTACAGCAATTTCTTTATCGACCTATTGCAAACCATCAATCCAAAATATAAAGTTGTTCCGTTTTCCAACGAACAGACAGATATTCTCATTTATTCTTGCTTTGGGAATACGCATCAATCAGCGGATAGATCGAAGGTAAAGAAGATATATTACACTGGCGAGAACAAGCGTCCAAACTATAGCGAGTGTGATTATAGTTTGACATTTGATTTCCCTGACTATGGAGGAAGAAATATCCGTCTTCCTCTGTGGATGCTTCAGATTGATTGGTTTGGAAAGACTAATTACGGAAACCCGAAGTTTGTTATTCCACCATCAGAACTACGACGCAGCAGATATTCTCTTCGTCCGAAGACACAGTTTTGCTGCATCGTTTTCAACAACCCAATTCCCAATCGTATAGAGATACTACAAAAATTGTCCAAGTATAAGGATGTCCATTGTTGGGGAAGACCCTTCAATAATCACTTCTACGGCGAAGATCATAAGTGTGAGGTACTGTCGAACTATAAGTTCAACATTTGTTTTGAAAATGGAATCCATTCAGGATACCATACCGAAAAGGCTATCCATGCAAAATTTGCAGGATGTCTTCCATTGTATTGGGCAAATGAAGCGTGTGGACAGGACTTCAATACAAACTCGTTCTTGAACCTAAACGACTACTCTAGCATGGATGAATTTGTTGAACGGATCATTCGTCTAGACAATAACGAAGAAGAATATAGATTCATAACCTCACAATATCTATTTGAAAATAAAGAGCCATCGTTGGATGAACTCAAGCAACAACTCATCAGGATTCTATGACTTATAATAGAAAAAATGTTGTTGTCATCGGTGCAGGAATTCATGGACTGACTATAGCCCTTGAATTAGCAAAACACCATGATGTCACTATTGTTGATGCCAATCAAGATATTCTGATGGGTGCATCGAATGGAACACACAACAGAATTCATTTGGGGTATCATTATCCACGATCAACACGAACCATAGCAGAATGCAAATCAGGCTATGATTTTTTCGTGAATAACTATATGGACTGTTTGGTGTTTCCTGATTTTTTCTATATCATAGAAAAGCAGTCGATGCTATCTGCAAAACAATATAGAGATGTGATGATCGGAGAAAATCTTCCATGTGACTCACAATTTCCTGACCCATATTTTTTAGATAAAACTCATATTGAGGATTCGTTCAAAGTCAAAGAGGCGTGTTTTGATATATTGAAGTTCCGAGAGGTCATACGAAAGCAGTTGTCTGAATCAAACATCAAACAACATATGGGGTTTCATATAGAGGCAGCAAGTCACGAAGGAACCCGATTGCTTTTGATTGGTTCGAATAAGCACTCATTGGTTTTGGATGCGGATCTGATAGTGAACTGCACATATACTTATTCAAATAATCTGTTGAACAAGTTCGGAATCACCACCAATCTGACTGATTACGAATTTGAGCAAACAGAAGTTGCTGTTGTTGAATGTGATTTCAATATACCCGCCATGACAGTAATGGACGGGCCATTCATATCAATTCTACCATACGGAAATCATAAGAACACTTATTTGGTTTATGATGTCGTTCACTCGGTCAGGAACCGAGAGTGTGGAGTATTTTTTAATAGAGTGGATTGCACAGAGGAAAGTAACTGGAGCAAGATGCTAGAGCATGGATCTATCTACTATCCATTTTTCAACAAGTTGAAGTATAAGTATTCCCTCTACAGTCACAGACCGATTCCCAAGAACAATGAAGACGACAGCAGGACTACTCGCATCGTGAAGGAGAATTACGGTATTGATTTCTTTTCTGTAAAGGAAGGTAAATTCATATCGGCTCCCGCTATAGCACAGATTTTTGCAGAAATGGTAAACAGTAATGACTGATACAGCATTGATTGGTCATACTGGATTCATAGGCAGCAATCTGAAAACACAAATCCGGTTTTCATCTTTATACAATTCAAAGAACATAGACGATATAGTGAACAGAGAATTTGACTGTGTTGTGTCGTGCGGAAACTCTTCTCTGAAATGGTATGCAAACAAAAACTCAAACCAAGATTATGAAAACATACTATCGTTCATAGAGAGAATGAAGACGGTGAAGACACGCAGATTCGTGTTGATGTCAACGATTGATGTATATGAAAACCCATATGATGTAACAGAATATGATGTTGCGGACTGCACGGACAAAATCCCATACGGTAAAAATAGACTGATACTAGAAAATTTTGTTCGTGAATTTTTTAAAAACCATTTGATAATTAGATTGCCTGTAGTATATGGACACGGATTCAAGAAGAACTTGATTTTTGATGCACTCAACAACAATGGGTTGGAAAAGATCAACGGGAATACGCAAGTTCAGATATACAACATCGACAATATCGGTTCTGATATACAGAATTTCACTAACAAAAAATTGAAGACCGTAAATCTAGCAACCGAGCCTTTTGTTGTCAATGAACTGTTTGAGGATGTGTTCGGCATAACACTTTCAAATTTTGACGAAGTGTTTTCCCGATACGATATGAAGACAGCATACAGCGAATCGGGTGATTATTTTTACAGCAAAGAACGCCTGACCAAAGAACTCATAGCATTCAAAGAGCAATATGAACTTAAGTGTATGTAATATAGCATGGGGATACGCTAACCGAGATCGTGCTTTGGATATCCTTAATCAAAACGGAATCCGATGTATTGATGCTGCTCCCACTCTGTTGTGTCAGAACATGGAATCATGTGATCCATTTGATATCACGAATTATTACAGGAAATACAGTATACGAATAGCAGCGATGCAGTCTTTATTGTATCCATTTCCACATATATCTCTATTTGATGATACACACAACAGATTCATATTGATAGAGCATCTACGGAAAGTATTTTCATTTTCGTATAAATTGGGTGTGCGAAATTTGGTTTTTGGTTCTCCGAAAAACCGATTGGTGAGAGATCATTCGGTTTTTAGCCGAGAGATGGCAGTTGATATATTTCGAGAACTGGCTTGTGTTGCTGATGAGTATAATTGCACACTTTGCTTTGAAGCAAATCCAACTCATTACGATTGCAACTTTATGACACGCACACCGGAGGCTATAGAGTTTGTCAGAGAAGTTAATCACGAATGTTTCAGATTGAATTTTGATATCAGCACTGTTCTGTTGAACGGAGAAAATTTGGATTCTGTTTTTGCTGATGGTGTCGATATTGTGCAGCACATTCATTTGAGTTCTCCTTTTATCCGTGACATAATTGACTTGGATCACTCAATGATTCGAAAGACACTAGAGAGACACAACTATAAAGGATGTCTCTCTATGGAGTGTGTGTTTTCCGAAGACGATGAACTTTTGCGGTTGGAAAAAAATGTCAGATGTTTCGCTCAAAACTATAAGGACATGGAAGGACAGACGACAACATGAAGATCGCTTTTTGCAAATTTGCAGGCATGGCTAACGGTGGCTGCGAAAAATATCTACAGACCATCTCCATGCTGTACAAAAAGCATGGACATGATGTTGATTATTTTTACACCAATGCTGCTCCAACATTCGGTTCTCCCGGTGGACACGCTGACAACAATCAGGAAAGAATTTCTATCGTGGAGAGCAAGGGAATAAATGTATTCAAGGTTCATGTTGGTTCTAGATATGTGTCTCCTTATCCATATGAGATAAAATGGCTGGATACTGATTTTTTTGGTGTATTCAATGAGAGCGATTATGAATATCTTGTGACAGCGGGGGACGGTCGCAAAGAGTTTCCGTATACCGATCTTCACAATATCAAGATAATTCACACGGTGCATGGATTTCATGTTTACAACAAACCCAACATAGTAAAGTCTGTTTTGCTGTGTAAATGGCAAGCAGATAAGTGGTTCGCTAATGGAGGCAATCCAGAAAAAGCAGAGATAATCCCTCCGCTAGTTTCTGTTCCCGATAGATGGTCACAGTCATTTCGACAAAAGCATGGTATTCCTTCTGATGCTTTTGTGTATGGATTGCATCAGGGAAACGGTGTTGGATCACTGGTATCTTTGCAGGCATTTGCTTGTTTGAACAACAGTAATTGCTATTACGCTTTTCTTGGAGGAAGCAGCGTACACAGGGAGTATTGCAGAAATCACGGAATAAGCAATGTGATATTTTTAGATGCCACATCATCCGTTAATGACATACACGATTTCTTAGATGGTATAGATGTATACGCTCACTGCCGAATTGATGGTGAAGTTGCCTCTGCTTGCATTATTGAGGCAATGGCACACAGCAAGCCTATAATTTCTTTCATAGGAGATGGAACAAATCTCGGTCATCTTGAACAGGTAGAGAACTGTGGTAGAATGACTCATACTGTACAAGAATATGCGGAAGAAATGGTTAGACTACAAGATAAAAACTACTATGCAGATATGTCTAGTCGTGTTGAGCATAAGTACAAGACCGTTTACGATTACGGTGTCGTGGAAAAGAAACTACTACAACTAACAGGTGCTATTTGACATGAACTACTGTTTTGATTTGGATGAAACCATCTGCGCTACACCATCATCTAGAAAATATGATGAAGCCGTTCCTTATTATAAGGTCGTAGAAAAAATCAACGATCTCTACGATAATGGGCATGAAATTACTGTATTCACTGCTAGAGGATCTTCTTCCGGAATTGACTACACAGAATTGACTCTCCGTCAACTATCAGAATGGGGCGTAAAGTTTCACAAATTGATAGACAAGGGAAAGCCGAGTTATGATCTGTTTGTCGATGACAAGGCTATAACTGCTTCTGTTTGGAGAGAGCGTGAGAGTATAAGAATAGTTGGTTTTGTTGCTAGTTGTTTTGATTTGCTTCATGCAGGACATTGCCTGTACTTGCAAGAAGCAAAGAGCGTCTGTGACTATCTTGTTGCAGCACTACAGGAAGATCCGACTATAGACCGTCCTTATAAGAACAAGCCTATTCAGAGTCTAGAAGAAAGAGAAATCCAATTGAAATCTACTAGGTTTGTGGATGAGGTCGTGGTATACAGAACAGAGAAGGACTTGGAAGACTTGTTAGAAAAAATCAAACCCGATATTAGAATTTTGGGATCGGATTCAAAAGGCAACTACATAACAGGGGAACGATACTGCAAGAGTATATACTACCACAACAGAAACCATAATTTGTCTTCAAGCGAATTGAGAAATAGGATGAGAGGTATTTGACATGAACGACACACACAAGAGAATCCTTTTGCTTGGCGGAAACGGCTATATCGGAAGCCGACTATACGATCATCTGATCGGGCTAAACTATGATGTGACCAATGTGGATTTATGTTGGTTTGGTAAAATTCACGAAAACACAATACAGGACAACTATAACAATATAACCAAAGAATTCATCAATCACTTTTCCCATGTGATTCTCCTTGCAGCACATTCATCGGTGTCGATGTGCAAGGAATCCCTGATTCCGTGTTTTGAAAATAATGTTGGAAATTTTGTAAAACTTGTAGAGAAACTTACCGATGACCAAGTACTAATTTACGCTAGTAGTGCTGCTGTATACGGAAACAACAAAAATTTGGTTGACGAATCTTATCCTCTAACTGGTGGAATAAGTTACTATGATTACACCAAGATTTGCAACGACAATATAGTAAATCTGTATCCCAACAAGAAGATAATTGGATTGCGATTCGGATCGGTCGGTGGTTTCTCCAAAAATTTCAGAGGAGAAAATCTTATGAATTCCATATCTATGTCTTCGATGAATACGAATCGCATCGTGATAACAAATCCAGAAAACTACCGATCTGTTCTTGGAATGAATGATTTGTGCAGAGCATTTTCTGTGATACTGGAAACGGACGATATAAATAACAGAGTATACAATGTTACTTCCGTGAATTCAAAGATCATAGAATTTGCAGAAACAATTCAACGGATGACCAACTGCGAATTAGTGGTAAACGATACATTCCCAACAAACTACAGTTTCAACTGCAATAACTCCCTGTTCAAGAAAGATTTTGCTTTTGAATTTGAAGACACCATAGAGTCCATTTACAGCGACATAGTAAACAACGCTGATAAGATAGTCAGCAATGTCAAGAGAGAAATCAGGTAATACCATGATAAAGAACCATTGCAGAAGTTGTGGAAACATCAACCTAAAGCCCGTTGTTTCTTTGGGTTTGTCTCCACTCGCAAACAATCTTCTCATTAGTATGGATGATACGGACAACCTGTATCCTCTTGATGTGGTGTACTGTGATAAGTGTCACAACGCACAACTATCGTATGTTGTTCCACCCGAATGGTTGTTTGACACATATCTGTATGTGTCTTCCACCGCAAAGTCTTTCCGAGATCATTTCCGAAATGCAGCACAGTTGTATATCAGTGAGTTCAATTTGAATTCTAATTCTGTGGTAGTAGATATTGGCAGCAACGACGGTGTTGGTCTTGTTCCATTCATGGAGGCAGGAGTAAAGGTAGTTGGTGTAGATCCTGCTGTTAATATAGCCAAACTAGCAAATGAAAACGGGATAGAAACTATCAACTCTTACTTTAACTCTGATACATCCGAAAAGATAATTGCCAAGTTCGGTAAGGTTGACTTGGTTACAGCATCTAATGTGTTTGCACATTCTGATGTGGTTAGAGACATCACAGAAAATGTGTTCAGGATGCTTAAAGACGATGGATGCTTCATTATCGAAGTTCAATATTTACTTGATACCATCAAGGATGTTACTTTCGATAATATCTACCACGAACATGTCAACTACTGGACAGTAACCTCACTAAACAATTTTTTCAACGGATTTGGATATTGCGTGGTGAAGGTTTGTCATATTGATACACACGGAGGCTCCATCCGGGTTTATGTCAAGAGACAAGATTCCACGATAGACAGCAGCGTTGCAGAATTTTTGAAGAATGAATCTGACTTTGGACTACTGGATTACAAGGTCTACGAAGAGTTCTTTAAAAATATAGAGGCAATAAAGAAAAATGTAAACACTAATCTTCGTTCTCTCAAAGACAAGGGACTTAAGATCGCGGGATACGGTTCACCTGCAAAGGCAACCACTGCTTTGAATTACTTTGGCGTAGGAAAAAACTATATCGACTACATTGTTGAAGACAACAAATTTAAGCACAATAAGATTCTGCCGGGAGTAAAAATTCCAATCTTTCCGAAGGACAGACTCAAAGAAGAAAAGCCAGATGTAGTTGTAATCATGGCGTGGAATTTTGCTGAAGAGATCAAGAAGAACAACAAGGAACTGATTGATTCGGGTATCCGTTTCGTCAGCATCAAGGATCTGCAAAGCGATACCTTTGAATGTCCATGAAAATACTATGGCACTATAATTCGCATAGGCACTTTGAGGAATACTCGCTTTCTAGCAAGTTCTTCAATAGATCACAGTTCTTCAAGCAACACGCGAATGTCTTGGTTACTTGCAATAACCAAAACATAGCAATAGAAGACCTGAGAGCCAAATGCTTATACGAATGTGAGTTTGATGTTGTTCAAACTACCAATCCACAAAACGGAGTTCACAGTGGACAATTGGTGTCGTTGAATGAGACTTACCACCGATTTCATCAGTACGATTATGTGATTCATACTACTCCAGATGTATATCTGGTTGATGACGCTCCCCTGATTGCTCTGCTGCAAGAAGAACTGTATAGCGAGAATCACATGATCGTGGATTATCATCCGTATCATCCATTTTGTGAACAACTGTATTGCACAGATTTCTTTGTTTTTAAACCAAACAAAACCCCAAATTTCTGGGGAGATCCGCTTCTACCGGACGCGCATTGCATAGAGAGTCAGTTGTACAAGAAAATTCACGAACTTCATATTCCACACAGAACCATTTGCCGAGGAAAAACTTCTCTGAATTGGCAAGTGGACGATTACGGTCTTATTCATAATCATAACATGGATATAATCAAGAACATACTGGAACACAATATCAGACCGGATCAAGCAACGGCATTTTCACACAACACAATAAGCACTAAATGAAAAAGAATCTACTATATCATTGCTACATAATCAATCCATCTGATATCAATCAGACAACCAAATTTAACTTTGATTGTCTCCATAGATACATGGATGTGTTTGATGGAAAGAAAACAGTATGTGTAGCAATGGACGGGATCAGCGATTCGTCAAAGCAGGACATCATTAAAAACATCCCCGTGATGAGTCTATTTGATGATGTTATTCCGATTCAAAACCATCCCACCAACAGAGAATCGGAATCATTGTTGTTGCTACTAGAGAGCGTGATCGGATACAATGACACCATTACATTTTATGCACACAACAAAGGCAAGACATGGAATTTAGATTCCACGCTTAAAAACTGGATTCTGTCCATGTATTTTTTTAACCTAGAGGAACCGTACTTGAGTACTGCTGAAACGGCATTGGCGGGGGATTACGCTGTTAGTGGAATACTCAAAAAGGATTGTCCGTGGGAATTTGGGAATTGGCATTACAGCGGAGCATTTTTTTGGTTCAACACAGAAAAACTTTCCTTCAAAAATTGGAACAGTTTTTCCAAAGGTAGAATGGCAGTGGAATCGTATCTTGGTCAGAGGGTTGAATCAGCCGAAGCCTTCTGTGGGTTCATTCATAAGGATTTCGATTTTCATGTAGACGAACACCTTTGGGATACTGAAATTCGACCGGAAACTATCGGAGAAGCGTCTTTTGATAAATATTCATCGTTTTTACACTTTACAGGAGCATCGTAATGGATATAGAAACAGCAATACAGGAAATCGAAGAGACTGTTCGTTCAAGTCCAAAGGTCATGCCATACTATGAGGATAAGTATCACTACAAGTATTGGGGAGAGGTTGTACCGAATGTAAAGATTGATGGTTTGTGGATGGAATTTGGAGTTTTTCGTGGACGCAGCATTCAAAGAATTTCTTCTTTGACACAAAACATCGTATGGGGATTTGACAGTTTCGATGGGCTTCACGAACATTGGGACAACGATAATCCAAAGGGTGTGTACAATTCCGGCGGAAAGATTCCCGAGGGTGCGATTGTTGGAGACAATCACTGCATGTTTGATTCGTCACCAACAAAAAACATCGAACCTTGGAACAAGAATGTTCGTCTGATTCATGGATATTTTGAGAATACACTACCCGAATTTCTAAAAGAACACACGGAGAATGCAGCATTCATCCATATCGACAGCGATCTTTATAGTTCCTGTGTTACAATTTTGAACAATCTCAAGCCTCGTATTGTTGAAGGAACTATCATCTGCTTTGACGAACTATTGGATTATCCAACATACAAAGAACACGAAATCAAAGCATTTGCTGAGTTTTTGATTGATACCGATTTGGATTTTGAGCCACTAATTTACAATTCGGCAGGAGCCAACTATACACAGGCTTGCATCCGAATACTGAAGTAACCTATGGCAAAAATTTTCATAGATTGTGGTTCTAATATCGGTCAGGGATTGCGAAGATTTGCTTCCATGTACAACATGGATTCTTCTTGGATAGTAGAAACATTTGAACCCAATCCGCAACTGATAGAGACATTAAAATCCAATATTGCTGATTTGCCGATGAGTATACAGGTTCACAACAAGGCAGTGTGGGATAAAACGGGAGAAGTTCAATTTTCTATAATGCTAGAGGAGTCTCAAGGATCGTCTGTTGAAAAACTAATGAATGCTGGCATATGTGCTGATCCGAATTCAGCATCATACAGAAAACACGATACAATCATTACTGCTCCATCAGTTGATATATCAACAGTGCTATCGGCTTATAGCAAGGACGATTATATTGTAGTAAAACTAGACATAGAAGGTTCTGAATTTGCTGTTGTCAGAAAGATGCTTGTTGATGGAACGATTGATATGATTGATGAACTATATGTCGAATGGCACACACAATATCTTTCTTCCGAAAGTATAGAAAAACAGGCTGAATTGGTGCGGCAGATTTCTTCTAGAGGGATACATATACATGAGTGGCATTAAGAAAGGATACATCATGTCAATAAATTATGTAATGCAATATCTGAACGAAGTCAAGAGCATTTGCGACTCTGTTAGTGCAAAGGACATTCTTGCATTTTCTGCTGCTATAAAAAACATCAAGACAAAAGGTGGTAGACTATTTTTTCTTGGAGTTGGCGGAAGTGCAGGAAACGCATCTCATGCAGTAAACGATTTCCGAAAAATACTCGGGATCGAATGCTACGCTGTTTCCGACAATGTATCAGAACTCACTGCTCGTATCAATGACGACGGATGGGACACATCATATTCTAATTGGCTGAAGATTTCTAACCTGTCTGAAAAGGATGCCGTTGTTGTATTTTCCGTTGGTGGTGGATCGGCTACAACATCACAGAATCTTGTTCGTTCTATTGATCTCGCCAAGAAAGTGGGAGCAACGGTTCTTTCTATTGTCAGTAGGAACGGTGGATACTGCAAGGAAAAATCTGATGTTTGTGTCTTGATTCCGATTGTACATCCTGATAGAATCACCGCTCACGCAGAAGAGTGGCAGGGAATAGTATGGCACTTGATCGTGAACCTACTAATAAAGGAATTAACATGAAGATTGAAATCTACGCAGACGGCTCCGATCTATCGGAGATGATTAAGACCTATCGCAGCAACAAGTGGGTATCAGGATTCACCACGAATCCGTCACTCATGCGGAAGGCAAAGGTGGACAACTATCTCCACTTTGTCAAGGCAGTCACCGATGTGATTACGGATCTTCCGGTATCCTTTGAAGTATTTGCTGATGATCTGTCAGAGATGGATCGGCAAGCACGGATTCTTGCTTCGTTCGGCAAGAATGTGTATGTGAAGATTCCGGTCACAAACACCAAAGGCGAGTCCACAAAGTCTCTAATCAAGGCACTGCTTGAGGACTGTATTCCCGTGAATGTGACGGCAGTGTTTACCCTTGAGCAGATTGACGAATTGGTTCCTTATATGCTTGGAAGCACCCCTGCCATCCTGTCAATCTTTGCAGGGCGGATTGCTGATACGGGAGTCGATCCAAAGCCCATCGTTGAACATGCCTTGAAGGTCATGCCTTCAAATGTAAAGACGCTGTGGGCAAGTTCCCGCGAGGCATACAACATCTACGAAGCAGATCGCATCGGATGTCACATCATCACTGTCACGAATGACCTGATGAACAAGATCAAACTGGAGAACAAGGATCTCACGGAGTACTCGCTTGAAACCGTGAAGATGTTCTATGACGATGCAGCAGCATCGGGGTATGCTCTATGATAGTGACCCGAACACCATTTCGGTTCACTATAGGAGGAGGGGGAACAGACCTCCCATCGTACTACTCCAAAAACGCTGGGTTTGTTGTCTCAATGGCAATAGACAAGTACCTGTACATTACCCTGAAGCCCGACAGCATTGAAAACAGGCTGAAGATGCGTTACTCTACCATTGAGAATGTGGCAGACGCTTCCGAACTCAAGCACGACCGCGCACGATACGCCCTGCTCCATCACGGTATTCACAGTGGACTTGAGATAAACACTTCTGCTGATATTTCATCTAACAGCGGTTTAGGTTCATCGGGAAGTTTCTTGGTTGGATTCTTGAATGCACTCCGCGAATACAAGCGGCTCAACAATGAACCGCAAGTGCTTGCAGAGGAGGCTTGCCATATTGAAATAGATCAGATGGGTGAGCCTGTGGGAAAGCAGGATCAGTACATCGCTGCATTTGGCGGCATGACAGTGTTTGATATTGCAAAGGACGGTCAGGTTTCGGTTCGACCCGTAAAGATCAGCGACATAAATCTGTACATATTCATGTCCAATCTTCAGGTGTATTCGTTGGATACATTCAGAAATGCATCGGACATTCTGTCCGAGCAGAACAAGATGGGTGGCAATACCGAGTCCATTCTGAACACGGTCAAGGAATACGGATACAAGAGTCTTGAACTTATTGAGTCCTGCAACTTTGACGAATACGGAATTCTCATGGACAAGTACTGGCAACTCAAGAAGCAGTTGTCTTCCAAGATAACCGTTGGAAAGTTTGATGATATCTACGAAGAAGTGAAGCGCGATCACAATGTTCTTGGTGGCAAGATCATTGGTGCAGGCGGTGGCGGGTTCCTGATGCTGTATGTGAACAAGAACCACGCACAATTAGAGCAGTTTATGAAGTCTCGCGGATTTTGGAGACTGCCTTTCAGCATAGACAAGAGCGGATCAAAGGTTCTTTTTTAACACATAGAAGGGAATATGAACATGGAAGAACAGAGAAGGCATGTGGAATATACGAGGCATGAATGGACCACAGAATCTCGCCACATCAAGATGCTTGATTATTTGCAAGACAAGCAAATAGAGTTTGTTGCAGATATCGGAGCAAATGTCGGAGAGGTGTCCAAGATACTACTAGAACGAATTCCTTCGATAAAAATAGTGTATGCGTATGAACCGTATCTTTATAACTTTGAATTTCTTCGACACAGATTTGCACACGAACCGAAAATACATCCAATCAAAAGGGGGATCTTTTACGGAAAAAACAATTCACCTTTGTATTTCAATGGAGGGTGTGGAAGTTTTACCATTGCTGATTTTGGAAAGAAGCGGGAAGCAGAAATCGGAAAGCATTCTGTTGAAAATGTAGAATTGGTAGAACTAGAAAACGAAGGAATTCATAGACTAGATTTGGTAAAACTAGACATAGAAGGCTCCGAATACAATGTGATTGAGCATTCCAAGTTTTTAAAAACAGCAAAGTACATCATCGTAGAATTTCATCCATTTGGAATGAACGATGTGGAACAATTTCAGAAATATCTGCCAACACATACTGATCCTAAACTTGCAGAAGCAAGAAAACAGTATGTTAAAGATTACACAGATGATTTCGTCGCAAAGCATCTTGCAGAATACAAAATAATAGTAGAAGACGAAGTGCAATATCTTCTAGAAAGAAAAACGGAGATAGCATGAAAGCAATAGTAACAGGTGGAGCAGGATTTATCGGATCAACACTGGTTGATATGTTGATCGAAGAAGGTCACGATGTTGTGGTGATTGATAATGAATCGGCAGACTGTAATGAGCAGTTCTATTACAACTCAAAAGCAGCCAATCATAAATTAGACATTTGTGATTATGCTGCTACTCGCAAATTGTATGACGGAATTGATGTTGTATTCCATCTTGCTGCGGAGTCTCGCATTCAACCGTGCATTGAAGATCCTGTTCGTGCCGTTCGGACAAACACACTTGGAACCGGAGTTGTATTGCAGTGTGCCCGTGAAGCAGGCGTGAAGCGAGTGATATATTCTTCGACATCTGCCTGTTACGGACTAAAGAACTCCCCGCCAATGGTTGAAACCATGCCATTGGATTGCCTTAATCCGTATGCTTTCACCAAGATTGCAGGTGAAGACCTGTGCAAGATGTACTCCATGATGTTTGGTTTAGAGACAATCATCTTCCGTTACTTCAATGTATACGGTGAGCGTTCTCCAATTCGTGGACAGTATGCTCCGGTTATTGGGGTGTTCATGCGTCAAAAGGAGGCAGGAGAAGTTTTAACTGTTGTTGGAGATGGAGAGCAGCGCAGAGATTTTGTTCATGTTAAAGATGTTGCTAGGGCAAATATTCTTGCTGCGAAATTTGAAGCACCGGAATATGTCGTGACAAACAATATTGTATACAACTCTTGGAATTGGGGTGAGATATTCAATATCGGATCAGGAGAAAACCATTCCATCAATGAGATTGCTCACATGGTTGGAGGAAAAATCACTCACATCCCTCATAGAATCGGAGAAGCACGACACACCCTCGCTAACACAACCAAGGCAAAAAATACTATTGGATGGACTCCGCAAATCAAAGTTCAAGAGTGGATTAAGTCGCATACATAACTGCACAGGAGAATCGTGAATGTCCACAGTATGCCTATCAATGATCGTCAAAAACGAAACGCACATCATTCAAGAGTGCTTTGACTCTGTTTACAAGCATATCGACTATTGGGTGATCGTGGACACAGGCTCCACAGACGGAACCCAAGAGTTCATCAAGAAGTATTTTGCAGAGAAGGGAATTCCCGGCGAACTCCATGAGCGTCCGTGGGTGGGGTTTGGTCACAACCGAACCGAAGCACTTGATCTCTGCACAGGCAAGGCTGATTACGCATGGATGATTGACGCAGACGACCGAATCGTTGGTGACTTTAAGTATCCACAAGACAAGAACCTGACAGCAGATGGGTACGCTCTGAAGTGTGGACGCGACCAGTGCATTTGGTGGCGTAATCAAATCTTCAAGACAGGTATTGGATGGAAATACATCGGCATTCTTCACGAGTACGCACATTGTGAAAAGCAGCCGCTGATTCAGGAAAAGATTGAGGGAGACTACTTCTTGGAAGCCCGGACTATTGGGCATCGCAACACCACTGTTACTCCAGTTGAAAAATATTCAAAAGACGCAGAATTACTAGCCGAGGCACTAAAAACAGAACCCGAAAACACCCGTTATCAATTCTATTTGGCACAGTCCTACTTTGACTCACAGCAATGGGAAAAAGCAATAGAAGCGTATTACAAGCGTGTAGAGATGGGTGGATGGGAAGAGGAGTGTTACTACTCTCTGTTTCGTGTGGCACTTATTTACATGGTACAAGAGAGAGAGTGGCCCATGATTCAACAAAAACTGCTGGACGCATACGACTACCGCCCGTGTCGTGCAGAACCACTACACCTGATTGCACGATCTTTACGTATGATGGGTCGTCACCGTGCAGCGTATTTGTTTGCCAAAGAAGCAGCACAGATTCCGTTTCCACATCAAGATATTCTGTTTATAGACACTAATGTATACACATGGATGGCATTAGACGAATTAGGATCCACTGCATTTTATGCCCACGACTACCGATCAGGATTCATGGCATGCGACTTTTTGTTGCGAAATAACAGAATTCCACCAACAGAAGTGGAACGAATCAGAACCAATCACTCTGCATATGCAAATAAATTGCGAGAAATTGGACAACTAGAAGTCATTCAAAACGAAATAATGGCTAGACAAGCAGCACAACAAAACCAAATACAAGCGATTAAACAGGTTCAAGCCCCAATCAGTCCACTTAAAAAAATAGAAGTTCGCAGTGCCTACATACCTCCTAGAGCGACTCGCTTCAAGGAGAGAAAAAAGTAATGGCATCAGCAAATTACGATATCTACGTCAAGCAAGACGAAACCCTGAATTTCCATGTGGAGTACTACGACACCAACGGAACGCCGGTGAATCTTACAGGTTACTCTGCACGGTTTCAGGTGCGTTCCCATACATCCAGTATTTACAAATATTTGGATGCCAGTTTGGGCGGTGTCACAGGGGGAGGTATCACAGGTGAATATTTAGAAGGCATAACCATGAAAAATGGAATCACTTGGGTTTCTGAGGGAGTGGCAGGCACAGGCGGAATCTATCTGAACGTGGGTGAAACCGGTGGTGTATTGACTGGCGGTATTCGCTTGCACATTGACTACAGCACCATGGGTAGAGTTCCCACAGGCACGTGGGTATACGGTTTTGATCTGATTCAGGGAGCAACCGTGAACGAATTGTTGAGTGGACGTTTTGTGGTTCGGGACAAGGTTGTGCGATGAGTTATAAATTAAAAATAAAAGAAAACTTGTTTGAATTGGTAAGCAACACTGATGTCCGAATAAAAACAAGAAAACACAAACTCAACATCAAGAAACCAAACATTATTACCATTCGCCCCAAACCCAATGGGTTGGTGTTGAGACACATTCGTGAAACCGATATTTTTAAAGAAGATCAGGGCACACGAATACGACTCACGAAAAAAGATCAGTACGTGATATACAAGCAAACCCCTTGACGGGGAGTGGTTTTAGTGTATACTTCTACCAAAGGAGATTCATCATGTACGACACCGTGCAAAAACTAGGCGTTTACGCCCTACCTGAAACCAATCCTGTACTGCCCAAGTTTGCCACTGTAGGCTCTGCGTGTTTTGATATCCACGCACGGCTGCATCCTGAACACATCACCTACTACGAAGGCACATCAGGGCTACCTGAAAACAAGAAGGTGGACTCCACCAACTGCGAACGCAAGGTGTGGGTATTTCCCGGTCAGCGTGTACTGGTTCCCACAGGGCTGATTCTAGACATTCCCGCAGGGTACTCTGTGCGGCTACACGCTCGCAGCGGGCTAGCCCTGAAGAGTGGACTGGTGCTTACCAACTCTGAAGGCGTGATTGACCACGACTACACAGACGAACTGCTTGTAATGGTAAGCAATATCAATACAGGAAGCGGTGCACGAGAGATTCTGATAACAGACAACACGCGGCTGTGTCAGGGCGAAATGGTGCGGTGTGTTCCCACAGATATTCAGTGGGTGCAAGACCGTCCGTATCGTGAAACCCGCAACGGCGGATTTGGCAGCACAGGAGTACACCCATGACCCGAGACGAACTACTGGCATTTCATGCGGAACTGTGCAAGGCTGCTCGTGACCTGATGAGTCTGAAGAACCGTGACTACGCAGGCAAAGAAGGGCTTGAACCGTTTGCCAACTTTACCCGCGTGGAGTCTATGGGTATCTGCAAAACCGAGCAAGGCTTCATGGTGCGTCTCACCGACAAGATGAGTCGCTTGTCGTCTTTCATTCACGCAGGCAAGATGAATGTACAGGACGAGTCGTTCATGGACACCTGTGTGGATGTGATTAACTACATGGTGCTGCTTGCGGCGTACTTGAAAGACAAAGACTCTTGTGATTGAATGGTTCTCTTGTGCTAAACCAAAATATACCACATTTTTATTGCTACATGAGAAAAGAGCACATGTACCAACACAAGGCTCACATTGGTGAATTTGTGAAAGTTACTGTGTTTGCTGCTCAATCAAATCCAGACAGGGCAATGCTGTTTCATGTCTTGACAGACGATGGGCTTGTCCG